CTGTAGTAACAATAAATGGAAATAATATAGTATTGAAGGCACATCATGTAGCACCTTTATTTATGGCTATGAACAAAGAGCAAATCGACGAAGTTTTTAAAATACTAAGTAATGAAATTACTAATTACGCATACTCTATCAACAGTTTATCCGTTGGAACGGATACTTATATAGGAACTATAGACGGTATAATTAAAAAAATGAGCCAAAAAGGTATGTTAGAATACAAAAAAATGTATGAATGTAATCGTTGCGGTAAACTGCACGAAAGTAACGAAAATGACGGAATATTAACTGCTAGAGGTTGGGTTAGATTTTGCCCTGACTGTATAGAAAAATATACGGAAATTTGTCCTGAATGTGGAAAAAGAAGATTGATAGGCGAGACGGTAGAATTAGTACACGAAGACGGTACAATAGTACAGTGCTGTTATAAAGGTATGCAAGAAAGAGATTATCTTTATCGCTGTATGAACTGTAGAAGGGCGTATAAACTAAATTGGGAAGACGAAGACGAACTATGCCCTATATGTAGAAAGACACACGTAATTTGTCCTGATTGTGGTTGTGCATACGAGAAGGGTAGCCTAATAGACGGTATTTGTTCACAGTGTGAGAAAAGAAGAAAAGTTCTAAACGCAATTAAGTCATACAGCCATAAACCGCGACCTATATTTAAAAGTTTACGCAATGAGCCACAACCAATAGAATATATGGGAATGGAATGGGAAATGGAGTTGCAAGAAGACAACACTTATAAAAGACGAAAGAATAAAATGGTAGAAGACGAAGATTGGGTTAGTGACGATAGACACCGTTTCTTTGCGGCAGAACTAGGCGAATTAACTAAAGATTGGGGGTACTGTAAAAGTGACGGTTCACTAAAATATGGAGTTGAGTTTGTAACACACCCTATATCGCTAAAGGCGTGGGAACAAGAATATTACAGTAAACTTGTAGTAATAAAGGAACTTATGAAAAAATGGGGTTGTAAGACGAAGGCTTCGACCGCAGGAATACACATACACTATTCAAGAGGAAACTTAGGAGCGTTAGTTGAAAAGAGAATATGTTGGCTGATGTCACAACCAAAGAACTATGAATTTATGAGAAAATTCAGCCATAGAAACGTTGAAAATATGCAACATTGGGCGAGACAACACAGAGATTGGAACAGTTCGTTAAAATCTTTTGAACCAGACACGGAAGAAAGATATAGAATAGTTAACATATGTCCAGCAGACACAATAGAATTTAGGTGTTTTGGATACACAGTAGATGTTGACGAATTAATGGCTTACTTACACGCAGTAGACAGTATAGTAAACTATTGTCGAGACCATAAGAACGCAGACATAGAAAACGCAAACATAGTTGAAGTTATAACATATAGAAACACGGAAGAAATGACAAAGTATTTAAAGAAAAGGAGAGATTTAGCAGATGTGTGTAGTAATATGTAAAGAAAAGAACCAAAGCAAGCCAAGTGAAACAATGTTAAAGAGTGCGTGGGAACACAACCCACACGGAGCAGGATATATGTATGTATCTGGCAATTCGGTAATAATCAAGAAAGGCTTTATGACATTTGAAGAGTTTTGGAAAGAGGCGAAGGAGTTACCAGAAGATAGTGCAATAGTATATCATTTTAGGATAGCAACACATGGTTCTAAAGACGAGAAAGGCACACACCCATTTCCAATAACAAATGACGAAGAGTTGTTACAAGAACTTTGGGTAGAAGCACCGATAGGCGTAGCACATAACGGAATAATACAGTTGTGTGCAAACTATCCTGCTGACGCAAACCCAAACAATTTGTCCGACACTCAATTATACATAAGAGACTATTTAGCAAGAATAAATAAAATAAACAAGAAATGGTATGACGATACATTTTGGCTAAATATTATAGACCGAACAGTATCAAGTAAACTAGCGATACTACTTCCAGACCACAGGATAATAAAACTAGGTGGCTTTTGTGAAGTAGAAGGATACGAATGTTCAAATAGTTTCTTTGCAGTAACAAAAAATGATTATTGGGATAACTATTATAACGAAAGGTGGAGTAGACCAATGATTACAGTTGATAAAGACGCGGAGGCGATACTATTTGACTACGAAGACAACGTTTGGCATGGCTTAAATGAATTTGACAGCGTTAAAGTAACAGCAAGAGGAGTTGTATTTGTAAATGGTACATACAAAAGAGATTGGGGCATATTTGGTTGTAACGAAGACGATAAGTTAGGCTTTTTAGAATTAGATTATGACGAAATATTAAAATTAAATAAGAGAGCCGAAGAGGCTAGAAGTAAAAAGGAGGAAGATGTAAATGATAATACATTGTAAAAATGGAGAACAAGTAGAAACAAACCCATACATAGGAGAAAAGATGTCAAGTGGAGCAAGGGCAATTTTAATAGGAGATAAACAAGTAGAAGAACATGAACTACCTGTTGTAGGTATTGAAGATTGGACGCTAAGATATTTAACGTTTGCTAATTTATTATATGTAATAGCAGAAGATTTTGACAGTCAAATAACAAGATACTACATTATAGAACAAGAACTAGTGAAAGGACAAGTAAGAATTAAAGATATATATACATCAGTAGAAGTAGAAAAGACAAATGATTTAGAACAGTTCTTTAGATATAACAAAGAGTTTGAGAGAAAAAATTTAATAGAAGTACTAGTAAATAAACTATCAGACAGTATGTATTATGTTATAAATTCAGACGAATTAAAAAGACAAATGATAGATAAACTTGATAACAAAGAAGAAGAGCCAAAAATAGTGCCTGAAAGTGTAGTTAAACCTATAAAAATAAACACTAAAGTAAGTGTAGAGGGTAAAACCTTGGCTGACCTATCAAAGGAGACAAAAATACCGTATAACACGCTTTGGAATAGAACACACAGACTAGGACTAACAGTAGAACAAGCCATAGCGTTAGGTAAAGGCAAAAGAGGCGGCTTTAAGAATAAAAAGTAAAGGAGTGATACAATATGAATAAACCGAGAGAGACGAGAGTTATAGAGTGTGGTACAAGAATACTTAAAGACTTTTCTTACGAAAACGTTATTTCGTATAACTATTTAGAAAAACTTATAGGATACGATAAAAGTGAAATCGCCTTCACGGCTCTATTAGGAGCAGTTAAAGATTACCTAATTGAGTTTGGTTATGTTTTAAAACCACGAGTAAATGAAGGATATGAAGTACTACACCCAAGAGATGTAGCAGATTTTGTAATGAATAGAAATATAATGAGTTCGTTACTTAAACTAAGCAAAGGCTGTAGGACACTACACTATGTAGATAGAAAAGTTCTTAACAGCGAAGAGAAAAGAAGATTAGAAAACTTAGAAAAGTTTTTACTAGAACTAGAACATGATAACGAAACAAAAATAATGACTATGCAATATCAACTTAACGAAGCAAGAGCAAGAGAGTTGAATAGATAGCCACAAAACAAACAAGAAAGGGGAAATAAGACATTTTTATATTTGAGTTGAAGAATTAATCGCTTTGAATATAAAGTGTCTTATTTTGGCTTATAGAAAGGAGAAAGATATGCCGTCAACAGCACAACAAGAATTAGATAGAGTAATAGAAAGATACATAGAAAATGAATACACTTTATTTTCGCCTTATGAGTTTAGGTATGAACCTACTCAATATCGTATTTATAATTGCGGTGCAAGTAACTGCCCTAATAAAGGAGAGTGTCCTAGATATACAAAAAACTACTGCACTAGTGAAGACCCAAATACTTGTGAAGATTTATCTAAAAAAATTTACAATATAGTTGATAATTAACAATAGTTATTATATAATTACCAATATAGAAAAGGAGTTGAGAAAAAATGTTAATAAAGAGAATAAGCAAGACAGTTTACCCTAATATGAGTAACAGTAGCGTACATATGAATTTTCCTATGGAAGCATACGAACTTTTAGGCAAAAACTACGTTATGGAACTTTACACTAATAAAATTGTAATGTATCCAGATAAAGAACTTGGAAAGTCAGAGTAGGAGGGTGTGTATGAGTTTCAATGAAAGCAATGTTACAAGAGGTTTTAAAGGTATATGGATACCGAAAGAAATATGGCTAAACGAAGAACTGACTATGCAAGAAAAAATATTCCTAGTAGAGATAGACAGTTTAGACAACGAAGAAGGTTGTACCGCAAGCAATCAATATTTTGCAGATTTTTTTGATATTAGTAAAAATAGAGTATCCCTAGTAATACAAAATTTAATTGAAAAAGGATATGTTAAGTCAAGAATTGTCTATAAGGATAGTACCAAACAAATATTATATAGGGTATTAAACATTTGTAGACCACCCTATCCAACATTTGTGGGAGAGGGTATCACACAAAAGTGTGAAGATAATAATATATATAATAATATATATAATAAAAAAGAAATAAATAAAGAAAAAGGTTCTTTACCAGAACCATACGAAGATTTAGTATCACACTTTGAAGAGATATGGAACGAATATCCTAATAAAAAAGGAAAAGCAAAAGCATTTAAGCATTACTTTACTTGGATAAAAGGTAAAGAATATTGCGACAAGAAAGTAACGCTTACTGCAAGACAAATGTGGTATGCAGTACAGAACTACTTGGAAGAGATACAAGTAAAGGGTACGCAACCACAATATATAAAACATGGAGATACGTTTTTCAATAACATTATAGATTATGTAAAAGAAGGAGACGAAGTTTAATGGACATCTTTTATACGGTTAAGAATGTCTTAGACCCAAGAGACGTTGTTACTCATTACTTGGGTAACCCAATTAATAAGTCAAGTGGCACATTATTTTATTACAGTCCGTTTAGGACTAAAGAACGCACAGCCTCTTTAGGAGTAACTAATAAATATATTACAGACTTTGGTACAAATGAAAAGTATGATATAATATCATTTGTAAGTAAGTTAATGAATATATCTGTTTTAGACGCTGCTAAAGTGCTAGCAAAAGACTTCAATATCCTAATAGATAATGACTATACAAGTAAACAAATAGATATACTTAGAAGGAGATTAGAAGAGAAACGTATCATTGAAAATGCTATAAACAATTGGTATCAAAATACATATATAAACTTATGTGAAATATATCGTTATTGGTATAATCTATGCGAAGAAATGAAATTTAAAGTAGTTGGTGTAGATAATCTACAGTTAATGTATTATAATAGAGATATATTTGAATATCTAGTAGATATGTTTAGAGACGCAACAGAACAGGATAAAGTTGAATTGTATAAACAAAGAGAGAGGTTTAAGAAATATGAAGACAATGGATACATACAGTTCTGCTCTAACCGAAGAAGAAAAGACTGAAATATTAGGCAGAGAGCCTACAGTTCTCTCGTATAAACTCAACGAATACGACTACAAAACCACCAATAAACCTAGAATATTATCAGGTTTAAGAAGACTAGACTATATGTTAAAAGGCTTTGAATTAGGCTGTATAACGCTATGGTCTGGAAGCACAAACAGTCGGTAAGACTACAATGCTAACACTACTTGCAAGAGAAACAGTAAGGCAAGGAAACAAGGTATTCTTCTTTAATGGAGAACAGACAAAAGACGATTTTAAGAACAATCTATATAAGCAAAGTGTTACTAAAGAGGATATATTTGCAGTAAGATACAAAGAAACTGACATATATGACTTCTTTGTAAAGGCAGAAAAGCAAAGAGAACTAGACGCTATATATGGAGACAAGATTATTGTGTTTAACAATAATTCAAGAAGAGATATAGACACGTTGTTACTTGCAATGAAAGAAGCACATGAACTAGAAGGTGTTAATTGCTTCATACTAGATAATTTTATGCAAATAGACATTGAAGGAGACAATGTATATCAAGAGCAAACAAAGATTATGGAAAAGTTAAGAACCTTTGCAGTAAACAAAAACGTACACATACACCTAGTAGCACACCCTAGAAAAATAGAGAACTACCAAACAAGACTTAGTTTATACGATGTGTCTGGTAGTATGAATATACCTAATAAGGCGTATAACATTATCTCTATTATCAGGAAAAGTACCGTAGTACCAAACAGCCCAGAATACAACAGGTTGAAGGTAGATATGTTTGAAGAAGGATATGACTTTGAACAATCAGACGGAGTATTAGAAATACTCAAAACAAAAGGTAATACTATAGGTCTAATAGGACTTAAATTCGATAAGACACTCAAGACTTATATTATGCAAGAAAAAATGACATCTTTGGAATATGCTCAATTGAAAGAAGAGATTGTATTTTTACAATCTAATAAGAAAAAATGTAGTTTTTAGGAGGTTAAATATGAATATTTATGAAAAAATGCTTGAAATTCAAGCGGAACTTAAATGTGGAAAGACACAGTTCAACAGTTTTGGTAACTACAGTTATAGAAATTGTGAAGATATACTAGAGGCAGTAAAGCCACTATGTAAGAAAAACAAGGTTTTAATTTATTTATCAGATAAAGTTGAATTGATTGGAGATAGATACTATGTAGTAGCAACCGCAACTGCTATAAACGTTGAAAAAATCGACGAAACTATAGTTGTAACTGCTTCTGCAAGAGAAGAAGAGACTAAAAAAGGCATGGACCCAAGCCAAATAACAGGGGCTTCAAGTTCATATGCTAGAAAATACGCTTTAAATGGTCTATTAGATATAGACGATACTAAAGACGCTGACGCTACAAATAAAGGCGACAGCACACCTAAAGGTCAAGTAAAAGTTGCACAAGGCACAACAACTCAGCAACCTAAAAACGGTTTACCACCAATAGACCCTTCAAGTGTGTTAACTTTTGGTAAACACAAAGGTAAAACATGGGCGGAAATGTTTATAGACGATAAGTCATATTTTAACTATATCATTAATAACCAAAAAGACCCAAATCAAGCACAAAGAGTAAGAGATTTACTTGCTAAACTTGAAGCAGATAATAAAAAATTTGAACAACAGGCAAAAGAAGCCGCAGGAGATTATAAAACAATAGATGTAGATTATGTAGATAATTTTGAACAAGCATTAATACAAGAACGTTCTACTAATGGGTAGGTGGAAATATGAGAGTAATAGAGTTGTTTGCTGGAATTGGTGCTTGCAGTAGGGCTTTAGAAAGACTAGGAATACCAGTTGAAATTGTAGACGCGGTAGAAATAGATAAGCATGCAATGAAGAGTTTTAACGCTATACACGGCACTAATTTTGAGACACAAGATATTTTAGAGTGGAATAAAGACTACAAAGATATTGACTTAATCACACACGGCAGTCCGTGTCAAGATTTCAGTTTAGCAGGACTACAAGCAGGTGGAGATATAGGTAGCGGCACTCGTTCTAGTCTAATGTATGAAACTATAAGAATAGTAGGTAAAATAAGACCTAAATATGTTTTATGGGAAAACGTAAAGAACATATTAAGTGTTAAACACAAACATAATTTTGACAACTACATAAACGCAATGGAGGCTTTAGGCTACAAATCATACTACCAAGTATTAAACGCTAAAGACTACGGAGTACCTCAAAATAGAGAGCGTGTGTTTACAGTTAGTATTAGAAAAGACGTATTAGGCACTTATATTTTCCCAGAAGGACAAGAAAATGACAATAGAATAAAAAGACTGTTTAACTACGCTAATAGAAACGATAGAAATGTAGTATATGATAAAACAGGCTTAGCACCGACGATTATAGCAGGAATGGGCGGCGGAGGCGGAAACGTACCAATGCTAATTGAGAACAATTTTGAGTTCCCAAAAGGAGAAGAATGTGAAAATCAAATTCAAGTAGTTGGTAACTATAGTCCGTCTTGTCATGACGCTTCAAGAGTAGTGGACGAAAATGGCATTGCTCCTACAGTTAAAGAAAATCACGGAACTGTAACGGCAGTAGTACAAAGATTTGAGTTCCCTACACAAACGCCGCTTAAAATAAGGTTGAAAGACGTCTTAGAAAAAGAAGTAGACGAGAAATATTACTTAAAAGATTACCAAATAGAAAATATACGAAAGAGCAAGTTCCACCAAAATAATAGGAGAATACAAGAAAAAGAGTGGTGTGATACATTGTGTGCAAGAGACTGGAAAGACCCGAAATGCGTACAAGTCGGTACATTAGATATAAAAGGACATGACTGTATAAAGAGAGTTTACTCAGAAGAAGGACTAAGCCCAACACTAACCGATATGCAAGGCGGAAACAGACAACCTAAGGTAATGATAAATGAGCGGAATTAACAAAATAGAAATACCCCAATTAGTTAAGGTTAGGAAATACCCAGTAGATATAGAAAGATTAAAAGTTGTTTTAAGGGAAGCCAAACTAGAAAAAGATACAACAAACGAATGGATTGCAATGGTTCTAAGCGTGCCAGAAACTACCGTAGAGCATTGGTTTAGAAAAGATAGTAGTTTTTCAATTCCTAGCCCTGACATTTGGTTTAAGTTAAAAGATTTCCTACAAATAGGAACAGATGAATTTGATGAAGCAATAACTACATTTGAAGAAAAAGAAGGAGTGTACGAAAAATCAAACCGTTATTATTTTGACAATGGTATTTCTCCAACAATCACAAGTGCTAGTGCAAATGAAAAAATAATATCTGGCTTACGAATTAGAAAATTAACACCAAAAGAGTGTTGGAGACTAATGGGCTTTGACGACGAAAGTTTTGAGAAAGCGAAAGCAGTTCCAATGAGCGATACTCAACTTTACAAGCAAGCAGGAAACAGCATAGTAGTAAACGTGGTAGAAAAGATATTTGAAAAATTGTTCTTTGGAGGTAATAATGGATAATAAATATATCGAAACGTTAAAAGAGTTTGTCAAAAGAGACAGAGAACTTAGAAACTATAGAATGGATAGCGACTATGAACAATGGTGTGAAATTCATTGCGTCTCTATAGAAAAACTGCTAGACGAAATAGATAAACTAAAAAGAATTATAGCAATCAAAGACGAATATTTAGATTTAATATGGGCTGTTGGCTATGATTATGACGGTTATGAAAAACCAAAAGATTTAAAGCAATTAGTTGACGAACTAGTTGGATACGCAAAAAAGGCTAAGGTTAATGACGATAAAAGCGTTATTTATGGTGCTGTTAATAAAAAAATGAATATTTTAATGGAGGAAATCAATGAGAAGATTTGAAAAAGTAAGTAGAGTTAAAGATATAGATTTTGAAATGCCAAAGAGAAGTACTAAAGGTAGTGCGGGGTATGATTTCTATTGTATAGAAGATATAGAAATACCGCCTTATAAATTAGGCGACAACCCAGTACTAGTGCCTACTGGAGTTAAGGCTTATATGCCAGGTTGTGACTTTTTAATGTTAGTCAATAGAAGTTCTAACCCTAAGAAGAAAAAACTTGTTATACCTAATTCTATGGGAATAATTGATAGCGATTACGTTGACAACCCAGACAACGAAGGCGAGATGTTCTTTGCTTTTTACAATTTAAGCAATGAACCTGTAAAACTATTAAAAGGCGAAAAAATGGGGCAAGGAATATTTATCTATTTTGGAGTAACAGACGACGATAACGCTGAAGGCACAAGAAGTGGCGGTTTTGGTTCTACAGGGGGATAGCCTATGGATATAGAAAGAGCGATACATTATATATCTGATTACAGCAGTAGAGTAATGAATAGTGATTTTACAGACGCAATGAATACACTTATAAGAGAAGTAAGGGAATTAAGAAGAGAAAACGCTGTACTAAGAAAAGATAGAGAGGTAGAAAATGAGTAGTTTATATGATATTAAAAACAAGTTTGTAGAGTTAGCGTTAAGAGAAGACTTGACCGAAGAAGAAAGCAAAGAATTAGGCACTCTACTTGCAACAGAACTTACTAATAAGTCTACAAATATAATAGGCTTTATTAGAAACACCGAAGTTAGTTTAGACGCTTTAGATACCGAAATAAAGAGATTACAGGATATAAAGAAAAGCACTACTAATAAACTAGATAAGTTCAAAAGTTATGTTGAACAAAATATGACACAGTTAGGCATAGAAGAGATAAATACACCTATTGGAAAGATGTCATTTAGGAAGTCTCCGCCTAGCGTCGAGATAATAAACGAAGACTTAATACCAGACGAATTTATTAAGATAAAAACCGAAAGAAGTATAGATAAAAAGGCTATACTTGATACATACAAAGAAAACGGCGAACTGGTAGAAGGTACGAGAATTGTAACTGATAAGGTAAAATTAAATATTAAATAAGTTGGAGGGGTTATTATGATAACTATTAAAAAAGAAGGAGACAACGATGTCTCAATAAAAGTTGATAAAGGAACACAATATTTAGAAATGGTTATGGGTTGTGTACTTTTAGTAGAAGAACTTAAAAAAGCATTGAAAGTAGATGTAGATGTAATATTAAGAGATATAAAAAATGCAGTAGAGAAAGAAGGTGGAAATATTGAATAGTTGGGTTATAATAGTAATAGTAATAGGCGTTTGTGTTATATTAAATAGTTTCTTCCATTTAATAAAAGACATAATAGTTGCTAAACATGTTGCTGAAAACCTAGAAATTTTGTCAGCAATAATAAGCGAAGAAGATAATGAAGAAGAGGAGCAGGAATAATGAGAATATTTTTACAACAATTTGAAAATGGTAATGATAAATACTTTATAAACGTGCCTATTAAAACTGAGCAAGAAGGCAACAAGGCGTTCAAGAAAATGTATGTAAACTTCTATGACTGCGAGCCAACAGTAGGTAATATTACACCAAGAGAAATATGGTTAAGTGGGTATAAATTTGTTCAAGAAAAAACATTACAAGACAAGATTACTGGTAACCAGTCAACAGTCGACGTGAAGTCTACAGAAATTACGTTAAACATTAAAAAATACGAAAAGACTGAAGAAGACAAGAAAATGGACACTCAAGATAGTGAAAATGGTAAAAAGTACATTAAACCGCCATATAACGCAGAACAAATTGCAAAAAATAAACTTAATGCTTATAACAAGAGAAAAAATCAACAAGAAATACCAACAACAGATTTTATAGACGTTCCACAAGAAAACTTAGAAGAATTGTTACCGTTTTAGGAGGTAGAGTATGGCTACTAGAAAAGAACAAGCAGAAAATAGAGAACAACGAGAAAGTGCTATTATGACACAAATGGAATATAGCAATATGTTGCTGAAAAGGTATATGGATAATTTACCGTCTAATTTAGAAAATAGGAAACAAAAATTAACGGCTGATATACAAAATTATATTGCCAATAGACCCGAGAAAAAACATATTCCCACAGCAATAATTATGCAAATGTTAGGCAAAGATTTTACTCTTATGACTAAAGAACCAATATATTCTGCTACCGAGTTATCAATTGTATTTGAATATTATCAAGACTTTATTGCAGAAGTTAATATGAGTGGTATTAAATTTCCACCTTCAAGACAAAACTTTTGTATGTTTGCAGGTATCACAAGTCCTACTTATAGTTCTTATCTATCGCATAATGACATTGATAAAAGAACAGTTGCTCAAAGAATAGAAGACTATATAAATGAAATAAACTGGACTGCTGCTCAAAACGAAGAAACAAATACTTATGCAGTAGAAAAACGTACTAAGTTAAAGGGCATTGGCGGTGGCTATACTGAAGCCAAAGAAGATACCAATATTAATATTACAAGTCAAGTTAAGTCGGTTTCAAATATGCAGGAACTACTTGATAATCTAAAGGCACAAGGACTTTTAACGGAAAGTAAAAAAGATTAAAATATTTAAAATCTCCACTTGACATTTATAATACAATATAGTATAATATGTATATCATAAAGTTAAGGAGGAGATTTTTATGAATATATACGCATACTGTAGAGTTAGTACAGTAGACCAAAACTTAGATAGACAGTTAGAGGCTATCAATAAATATTGTGAAGAAAACAACGTTAGTGTAACCAAATGGTATGAAGATAAGGCTTCTGGAAAGACGTTTGAAAGAACCAATTATTTAGCAATGAAAGAAGCGGTACAAAAAGACGATGTAGTTATTATCAAAGAATTAGACCGTTTTGGTAGAAGTATGACACTTATAAAAGAAGAGTGGCAATACTTTATGAACAAAGGAGTTAAAATTATAGTTATAGATATGCCTTTAATAAGTTCTGATTTATCTGGTAAAAAGACACTAGATATGCAATTTATATCTAACTTAGTATTTGAAGTGCTATGTTATAGTGCTGAAAAAGAGAGAGAAAAACTATCTCAAAGAACTAAAGAGGGTATAAAAGCCGCAAGAAACAAGGGTAAAATAATAGGCAGACCTGTTAAATATGAACTAACACCAGAGAGAGAAGAACAGATACTAGATATGTATTGGGAACACTCTAAAGCAGAAATCATGTCTGAATTAGGACTAGGAAACACGGTCTACAGTAAAATGATTAGACAGTTAAAAGCAGAAGGAAAAATTAAAGGAAGAAAAAACCCTTGGGTAAATAGGTAATGAGTAAAATTTATAAAATAATTGTAATCACAAGCCTAGCACTAGCCATAGAGGCAGTGTTTTGGTCTATGTGGGATAGCCAATGCTTAGCAGAAGCACAAGCAGAGATAGAGACACTAGAAAATCATAGAGAAGTTCTAGTAAAAGTTTTAGAAATGTACCAAAAAGGAAGTGAATAATATGTCGAGAAGTATCGATAGAATAGACCCATTTTTAAAAAGATTGGGCGACATTTGGAAACAAGTGCCTGATTGGAGATTTGGGCAACTTATGGTAAATGTATTAAGTAGTATGGAACGAGACCCGTTTTTCCCAGAAGAAGACGAAATGATACAATATTTTGAGGAATTTATGGAGAAAAATGGATATGGACATAGATAAGGCAAAATGGTACTTAAGGGAGCATAGTAAAAAGACTATGAACGATAATTTTATTGAAGCGGTAGAAAAAGTGTTAGAAGAATTTGCTATGTTGGAAGGAAAAATACAAGAGTACAAGAGTAAAGAAGTAGTAGTTATAGATATAAATACTATTATAGGTGCGATAAAAGGCAAGCACGAAAAGACGAAAACCGATATGAGACATTTAGAAAGACTGTTTAACAAGTCTATTTCTCCAGCAAAAACACAGGAGATAAGAAAACAATTAAATGAACTTGATTTAAAACAACAAGCATATACTGAAATTATAGATTTAATACAAGGGCTGTAATAGGCTCTTGTTTGCATTTTATATACAATTATGGTAAAATTAAGGTAGGTGGTTATATGGAAAACATAGAAATAAAAATAGACAAACTAACTAGAACGGTTGTCTTAGAAAAAACACACATTGGTAATGAAGGAGAAAACCTACAAGGAAACCTAGTGTTTTCGTTTATTGAAGATTTTGTAAACGGATATGCTAGGTTAGAATATAGTGTAGAAGGCGTTAAGAACTTCATTACGTTAACACAAGTGGAAGAAACATATCAAATACCAATAAAATCTGCTATAACTAAAGAGGGTAGAATAGAAATGCAATTAGTTATAACAGAAGACGAAACAGAAACAGGAAAGCCTATATTTAAAAGTGACGTATTTTATTTGTATTGTGATAAGAGCATAAATGCTGTTGAAGAAGCCCCAGACGGATACGAAATCTGGTTAGATACAGCGAACGAGAAACTAGAAGAAATGGACAATATAAACGTTGAACTAGAAGGTGCGGTTCTTACTATAACAAGAAGAGACGGAACACAGTATAGTGAAAACGTGCAAGGTCCTCAAGGTCCTCAAGGTCCTCAAGGAACAACTATTGCTAACGAAGTGACTGTAACAGAAAACTCAACGTATTTCCCAGGTAAAAGTGTAGAAGAAGCACTAGAAGAAATAGGTAGTACGCTAGAAGGAGTTGACGAGGCAGTACTAGAACAAAGTGGGGTGGTAGTATGAGTTTAGCGGAAAATATACGTAACAACACTGAAACTATAATTAAAAATAAAAGAGAACTAGCAGCAATAATACAAGAAAAAGGCGGTGTTATAAATTCAGTTGGCGAAGTACCAACATTTGAAGATTTAAAAAACGGTGTAGGTGGTTTAGAAGTCGGTTCTGGCGATGTAAAAATATTCCCAAGTATCGAAGAATTAAATGAAAACGCTAGTAAAGAGGGCGAACTTGCGGTGGTGCAAGGATATATCGATAGAGAGGCTGCTCAAGGAATTTCCTTTAGTATGGCTAAATTTAATCAAACGTTTACATTACCAAATGCAATTACAACTTCTGATATGTTTGCAATTGCTGGAGACAGAAGCCCACTACGTTTTTATGTAGAACCCAACTATATATCAGTAGAATATTGGGGCGACCAACCTTTTATGGCTAATTGGAACTCTAACGACGGAATAACATATACGACTACTGAATTTGAAGGACAAAAAGTGGTTGATTTCCAAGATACGCTTACAATAAACACTTATAACGAATTAATGTCATATATAATGGTTCTAACAAGAAACGCTTTCCAAGGTTATTATGAGTGCGTTCTTGATTATGATAGGGAAGATGTAATGTTATTAAAGACGTCTGGCATATCGTACAATGCTGACGAAAACAATTTCTCATTTGATAAAACTGCAGTGGAAAAATATCTTGATATGACTAAATTAATGGCTGGGGCGTTAGAACTATATAATCGTTTGAGTGATAAAAGAGAAGATTTTAAGTTTTTTAGAACAACTTCTGGCAAATATTATTTAACTTACGTTACCGTGGCAGACGGTTCTACTTGGAGTAACGCTGAAAGTTTGATATATGACGGAACTTCTATAATTGGAGTTGGCTTACAATCATTTTATACTGAAAGTCCAATTTTGCATTGCGTAGAAATCGATGTGGAAACTGGAACTTTAGGTGCGACCAATACAATTACACCAAGAGCGACTACAGTAAATAATAAATATATATTTGACATAGACGTTGAAACAATACCGTTCGATGTTTATAGGAGTGGTACAACTTCTATAAATTACCCTATTTCTTATACTGACGAGACCTCGTTTGGAATAACTCACTTAAATATGACTGGTTATAGTTATAATTTAAGCCCGGGAATTATGCCGTATAGAGATTATTTAAGGTGGGAACAAATAACAAATAATCAAGATAAAACAATAACAGAAAACGGTACATATACAGCAGACGAAAATTATCTTGCGTTAGGAACTGTAACAGTAAATGTTGAGGGCATTAAACAATTTTCAAGTATAGAAGAAATGAATGCTACAACAGGAAGTGAGGGCGATTTGGCTGTCATAACTGGCGAAGTAGTGGGTAACATAAAAGCAGGTGAAACATACACTCAAATTTACATACCAGACACAATAATATTCGATAGTGCGATAACTAGTACAAAATATATCATTATAGGTACTACAAGCGGTAGTACGCTTGTACCGTGTATAAAAATTACGCCTACTTCATTAGTGTTTGGTAGGTCAGCAAATTCAAGTAGTGCAGCAAGCGCGAGTTGGATGACACTTGATACAGCAGAATATGTTTCTACAGACGGAATAACATACACCAAAACGGATACAAATATAGACACAGGCGTTATGCTTGTTAAAAACGCATTCACTACGATTTATAGCGACCTTATACCATTAGACGATACAAATTTAAGCCTATTGCAAAAAATAATAAAAGCAACGGTGCAGGGCTGCGTTGGGTGTTATACATATACAGGTAGTGAGTGGGTATCAAATATTAGCAATCAATTTAAAGCAATTACAAAAAACGGCACATATACAGCAGACACGGGATTTATGGGGTTCGAGAAAGTAGTTGTAAATGTAGAACAAGGTGCAAAAATATTTTCAACAGTTGAGGAAATGAACGCTACTGAGGCAAACGAGGGAGATTTAGCAGTAATTTATGGCGACGTTCTTGCTAATTTAGAAATAGGAGAAACTTATACAGAATTATACTTTCCACAAACCATTGTATTTGATACTGCTAGAACAGGAACAACTACAATATATTTGAATGACAGTTCTACTTCATCATTTAATGCTACACAGTCATTAAGAGTAACAACAACTTCAATACAATTTTATAAAAAAGGCAGTCTTATGGGTACTGCAATAACTAAAGTAAAATACACTTCAAGCGACGCAACAACATATACTAGAACAGATACTTTAGGGGAAGTTGTAAGTATTGCTGAAATATATGATAATGCATATACAAGTATTACTGTGCAAAGTGCAAATGCAGATGTGTTACAAAAAATGTTCAAAGCCCAATCGAAAGAATTTGGTGGACTATATAAAGGTGCAAATATTCTTGAACATCAAGATACAGAATTCGTTTGGGAAACAGCAGAAACACAATTGACAGCCACTAACAACACAGTATTAAAAGACCAAATATTTTATGGTGCTAACGGTGTTGAAGTCGGTACTTTAGAAGCGACAGACACAAGTGACGCTACTGCTACAGCAGCCGATATAACAGAAGGCGAAACTGCTTATGTTAATGGTATTAAAGTTACTGGTACATTACCAGAAAAGCATGGTATAGCAATGGAAAGTAGTAATGTTTATACAATAGGTAATTACGTGGTTGGCGATTATATCAATCTTAGTGACGGAATATTAAGAACCAATGACGAACTAAGTATGATGTTACCTCAAAGTGATGTGGCTGTTGCGATAGACTTAACTCCTAACAAAATAGTACAAGGTAACACTATTCTTGGTGTAGTGGGTACTGCAACAGGCGGTGGAAATAATCAACCAGTTGCAGAAACAGCACAAGCATATGTGTTCTATGACGAACAAGAAGCATTAAACTATGGTGGTTATGGTGTTGGAGATAGGGCGTATGTCTATGATGTTACTGATTTACCATTATTACCAGACTTTTTAAGAACTATGGGATATAATACTCCAATTACTACAGGCACTATAACGGCAGTCAATGGAAATTTATATATTGTTTTCCCAAACACAGTAACATTTGAAACTGCAACAACTTTTGACAATGGTTTAGAAGTTACATATACAGGCTCAAAAGGAGAAGCCACAGCAAAACTATGGTTGACTATGACAACGACCGAAGCGAAAATCATAATTCAAGGTTTTACTGGAGTAAGCGAATATGCTTTATATACTAGTACGGACGGACTAACATACACGTTTGACAATATGTATATGGAAGCAGGAACTGCTATGAATACTGATAGACTTAGTATGTCAACGGCACTTACTGAATTGAACGCTGAGTTAACTTCAAGGTGGGAAGAGTTAGCAATATTGAGTAGATTTATGCACATGCCTCACAAACAAATTCTTAGCAAAATATATTCATATCAACCCGACATTTCGTTACCTTATGCACAAACTATTGCCGAAACAGACGAAGTATATTTAATAGATTTGCAAAAGACCATATTTAAAAACAATAATTTTTGGCTTCAACCTACTAGAAATAAATATGCGATAGCAGATGTTATGCAATATTTGAGTGTAGCGGGTGGCAATTTAGGTTCTGTATATTTCACGGATACAGACGATATATATATCATACTAGGAGATTATGGCACAGATATTTTATATAGTAATTTAGACGATATTTACATAATTGCTCAAAGTGAAGTGCCGGCAAACAGAATACTAAAATATAATAAATCTACACAAACAACTACTACGCTTGGCAGTTTGGGTACGTTAACTAAAGAACAAACGGTTTATACGAAATGCTTTAAATTAAATAATATTGTTGCTGCAATTCGCGTATCAACTGACAGCACTCATAAATACAAACCAGTATCGTTATTGCAAGGCGAAATAGATTTAAGTACAAACGAATTTATCAGTCAAACATTAATTCCAATGAGTTTATTATCAAAAACTGCTTCGTTACAACCAGAATATGTAACAACATTTGCAACTGAAGATAGTATTAAGTTAGGTTATACTGCTTATTCAAACAGATTTATTATAGGGGAGGGCTAATATATGTTTAATATGATTGATTACAGCAACAAATTTGGTTCTTTATATAGGGATAATATAATTAACAAATCGTTAATTTGCCAGAATGTATCAGCCGTGCCATATTGTATTATACCAATGGATAAGAAATATAATAAAGAATATGTAGAGAGTAATAATATGACTGTTATATATTCAGACCACTCGGGAGGAGCATTAGTGCTTTTCCCAAGTGATATTGCTTGGACATGGCTTACTAACAAAAAGAAAATGCAAGACGTTTTACAGGACGTACTAACATACCTACAACAATTTAACAGAGAGTTTTATATTAATGGCAACGATATAATGTATGGAGATAATAAAGTATTAGGCTCGATGTCAGTTGGAGAAGGACTATATTATGAAGGTATATTTTTCTCATTCCAATCAGATGTAAATCTTATAAAGAATGTAACGTTAAAAGAAATAAGTAAGCCACCTATTGGTCTAGCACAATTTAATATTGAACCAAGTGACATCATAACATTAATTGAAGAATTAATTGTTAAGTATGAAATACCAGAATACTAAAAAGCCTTCTGGAGTTTAACATTAAGACACCCCCTAGTGGGTAAAATTTAAAAAATATTTTTAAAAAATTCCGCGCAGCCTTCTGGAGTTCGACATCTAAACACCCCCCTGGAGTTAAAAAATGGGGTATAAAAATGGTAAAATATGGTAAAAATAACAAAATACCATATAACGTTGCAGGACGCAAAATAAAGAACTTTATATCTCCGGAATATAAAGTCTCATAAAATAAATAAAAATGTCTTAAAACGGCGTACAGGACGTCAAAAATAGAATAAAGATACAAAAAAAGAGTGCATATAACACTCTTTTTGTTTTTTGCTACTTTTTGTAGTGGTCGGCTAACTCAAACAGTAGTATAATGGCGTTTATTATAATTATAATTACATATAGCATGTTGCCACCGTTACCAATTCTCTACAATATCCACATAGTATGATATAAACTCTATCTCTAACGCCATAAGATTAACTTTATATAGTGCCTTTATACTTGTATCTACAAAATAGTTATCGTCACTAAACGCGTATATGCTATCGGTCATGTCTTCGTTTAAGAATATATCGCTATCTGGTAATACAGGCGTCAATTCGTCCAAGTACTCGCCTAGTTGAGTATATGTATCGAATGTATAACTATCGTTGTCATATATATCCTCGTCCGTACTCTTCTTATCCAAGTTGTCATAGCAGGTTTTGTAGTAATCGTTGTAGTATTCGTCATAATAATTATAAATGCTATTGTAACCATAGTTGCGTGGTTTGTACGTTGTATTGCTATACCAGAATCCGTTGTCTTCTACCCACCCGGTGCCGGCTCTATATATATTGCCGTCGCTGTCAAGAAACGCGAAGCGGCTCCCGGTCTCCGTGCCTATAGTTTCAAGCCATTTAGAGTTTTTGTAGAAGTGTTGCGGCAATTTAGCAAGTCTCTTCATTATATATAGTTGTGTATCGTTAAAATCATGTTTATTAGTCTTATTCGGCTCATAGTTTCTAATCACTCCATTATGAGCAACGGCGACCTTAGTAGTCATGTCAAGTTTTTTGTATAGCCACCATTTACCTGTTAGAGGGTAGGGGTGCGTATTAGTTGCTCCGTTAGTTCCTGCAGTACCAATTCTAAAGTGTAAAATCAAGCCAACGTCCTTTATATTAACACGCTCTTTAAGTTTATCAAGTGCAAGTTTCAACTCTTCATAAGTCAAAAAGCCTTTATTGATATATACTTTATTATCCAAGTTATAGGCAATTCCTGCTCCGTCGCTATTATATGTAAAGCAACGCTTTAAAATTGTCTCGTCTGGTAGTTCTTGTCCTTTATTTTTGCAAACTATAATACACATTATAATTCACCTCCAACGTTTTTTGGTTCTTTAGTTATTTTAACCAAGTTGCTTGCGTACGTTTCTATGCAATAATTCTTATTGCCGCTGTCACTTATGAACGGTGCAAGCCCCTGCAGTTTTGTTAGTTTATCCGCGTTTCTTAATTGAGTACCAGTAAACGATACAACTACACGCCCATTACTTGTAATTGATACAACGTTCCCGGTCGCTCTAACTATATAAAACAACTTCTCGCGTTCGCTCATGTTTGAGCAACCTATCAACTGTACTTTATCGCCCTTTACAAACGTTTTTGGCGTCTTATTAACAACTAACAAACTATCGTTATCAATACAACGTTTTTTGTTATACGCTCTTAATTCCCAGTAGTTCTTATTGTAATTGATAATACGTTGCCACTTCATGCCATTTAATTGTCTAACGCTTTTTGTTTTTGCTAGTTCTATAACGTTAGCAAAAAACTGTAGTCCTGCAATAAACGTTTCTATATTTAGAGTACCCCTTAAAACACGCAATTCTATTGTATCGCAATTATTAAGGTTTAGTACTGTGTAACGGTTTCTTGACTTCAACTTCACGTCGGCAATAACTTTATCGTTTCTCAAATCGTCCGTATCTTGTATATATCCGTCGTCCTTCGCGATATTAGATAGGAAATCGCAATAATGGTAATTACTACGGCGGCTGAACTTCTTAACGTTCTCTTTAAAGCCCTCCAATATTAATATAATCTTGTCTATAGTCTCTTCTTGCTCTGCTTTTGTATCGCCCAGATAATCACGGTTCGCGTGTATATGGTATCCGCAAGTGCTTGTATCATGGCTACGGATATTGTGACTTAAAAGTACGTTAAAGGCACTACTCAACTTGTCTTTATTCTCTATCCAATAATTAAGTGTCGCAGGGTGTGATACACACTCGAACCCATACTCAAGCGAACTGTCTTTTTTGTAATATACAAGGTCGCCAAGTATATACGATAATTCGTCTATTACTTGTTTTTGAGTACTATCGCTCAACCTACTATCGCCGTCAACTTCTAACTCCCACCCGGTAAACAATAACTTTAACTTGTCACTATCTAAAGTGGACGTTCTAAACTCCGGGTCTGGTTTGTGAGTGTATGGGTGTATGCGAGCGCCTCTTCTATTGTAACACTCGTCACATATCCATGCGTCTTCCTCTTCATAGTATCCGCCCAAGTCTTCACTAAACGCTCTACCGCAATCGTCACAATAAAATATGTCAACTCTACCGCGGTTAATACAACTGTTACAATACCACTGACAGTCTCCATAGTGATTAACTTGCATGTCTTGACCGTCTTCGCAACTCTCATAATAACTGCCACATACGTCACAATAAAATAATTCGTCACTACAATTCTCACAATACGGAGTGTTATTAGCCGACCAAGTAACGTCATTTACATAAACCGCGTCTCCACAACTGTCGCAAATATAATAGTCCTCTCGGTCTATACACTCGCTACAAACTCTGCCACCAGATTCGGTAACTCGCGTATTGTCACACTCAACTAACATACTACAGCCCTCACACACACACAGGCTATGGTCGATACATAATTTATCGTATAGGTGTAATATATAACCGTATAAATTGTCACTACGTTGCATATTAACTGTAGGCTCGCCGTTCTCGTTTGTAGTTGTCACGCTCGCAACATAATTGTCTATAGTATCAATAATACATTTGCAGTCTTCTTTAACTTGAGTTGATAACTCTTCTCCCATATCTCTATCTTTATTTAGAAACGTCTCAACCGTTTCCTTTATTGTGTATATTTCCATTTTTATTACCTCCAAATATATACATATAATATTGTCTTTATACGCTCATATAATCTTTATGAACTTCTAAAGTCTTAAGTAATTCTTTACCCTCTTTTGTATCTCGCCACATGATAAACTCATGCTCCAAATCAAACACTAACTTGTAATTAGTATCTAACAAGTCCATTAGTATATTGGTATATCTCTCGCGTTCGCTACCCTCGCTTGCATATATACAACGCTTGTAAAACGCAATCGCCTCGTCTCTTGTATTATATGTAGCAAGTTTCCTGTAACATACTACATATACTTTACCGCCAACGTGTTTTGGCGTGTACTCGCAGTCATCGTCTATTCCGTGTATCACTCTCGACCACTCTATATCGTCACTCATTTAAAACACCCCCTTTACAATTCAATAACAGTTTCAACATTGTATCTATAAATTTCCGGCAGTCCTGTTTTTGTCTCCAATTTAGACATCTCATATTCTGCACAACCAGTTTCACAATACTGCTCCCACAATTCCTGTAAACTTAATTCCAAGAACTTTTTATTAACTTCATATTTTGACTTCTCTTCTAACCAATTTTTGAAGTTCTCTACGTTAACAAACCTCATACCATTTACACCCCCATTTATAAAATATTTTTTCCAAAAAAGCCTACTGTATTCCAATACCCAAACACCCCCCGAGGTCAACTTTTAACCCCTATTCCCTGCGTGTTAACTCACACCAACACACGCCCAAGGTATCAACACACGCCCACGCTATGGCTAGTAACACAATAAGTTTTTAACTTGTATTTAAAACAACACCGCTAGCGTGCATATATGTTTTATACGTTCCATGACTCTAAATAATAGGTCACTAGTTCCAGACGTGTTACTTGTTACCTTAACAATTAAAAACGTCTTATTTTGGCGTATAAGTCGCCGTTTTATCCTGCAAGTTACAAAAAAATGACTATAATACTATTGTATTACAGTCATGAAATATAGTGGCACTTAAAAACTCACGTATATTATGCTATTATTTTATGTTGTATGTATCCAATGTACCCGTTTTGGTCGGTATGTTATAGAATACTTGTCTATAACCGTTATCGAATAAAAACGTTACTTTTTGGCGGTCAGTGTAATTGTATTGATATTGTACTTGCTTTATGTATCTACTCTTTACAATGTACTTATTATACAAGCACTCCAGCAATTGCGCCGCTACACGTTCGCCGTCAAGTTCCGCGCTTGTTACTTGCTTCTTATCGTTGTATATCTCACTATACATTTTGGCGCTATCGCTTGGCGCGTTGTATTGACTTAACGCCTCCATTATTTTATTGTACTTGTCACGGCTAACCGCCTTGTCATATGTTGACCTATCCGCAACGTCAATCATGGTTGACCTTAAGTATAACGTCTTTTGGTCGCTATAGATTGCACTCTTTAGACCGTTGTTATGCAATAGATACACCGCAGCAACGTTATCCAGTGGCAACGCCACGTTGTCAACGGCTAACTTATTGCCGTTACTTGTAAAATAGTCACACTTCAACGTTAGACATATGTTGTCAACACTGTTTTTATAAACGTACCTTGTACGTATTAATAACTTCATGTTATCCACTCCAATCTATAAACATATATGTTTACAATAATATTATATCATATTGGGTATTATAATACAATAGATACATTTAAAATACTTCATAAATAACGCAATTTTTTTGCGGTGCAGTTTTATGATATTATATGTGTGTATTATGTATGTGTAATGTAATAGTGTAATAGTGTATGTAGTAGTATGTTGTATGTATGTAGTAGTATTGTATGTATGTAGTAGTATATATATTTACTGCAGTTCGCACGCCCCTGGTGTAGTTCCAGGTGTGTGGTGTAGTATTATATACGTTCATATATGATATTATATATGCGTATATATATTGATATAACTTAAATACAAGCGTTTTTAATTACAACGCTATTACAACACAATTACAATACTTATATTGATACAATAGGCGTTGTCGCTTGTTATGTTGCTACCTGATACGTCGCAAGGGCTACCCCTATTTTGGACATGTTGCCACACTGCTCCGTAACCCCCTCGCACTACTACAAAAAAACAATTGTAGTATCATAATACATTTACAATACTTTACAATACAATACAAATACAGTACGAAGTACAAATACGATACAATACAGCAGATAGAGGAGGCTCTATAGCGGAGTACTAAGTACGACGATATATTCAACGATACTTGACTAGGAGGAGAAAATGGGGTAATATATATGTATAGAGTAAAGGTCAAGGAGTTGAATATAGACTATAGAGGAGTAGAAGTAGTTAAAAATGGTGTTTTAACTTAGAGACTACTAGGATAGAGTGATGTTAATAAATTCTCACTAGTGAGCAGATTTTAGGGTAAAAATGCTCATACGTGAGCAAAAAGGTGTTTTATGTGTATTATTTATGTAAAATAAGGGGTAAAAAAGTGAGTAGAATGATAATAGATACAGAAACAAACGAGATATTACGGAGAATTAGAGTATGGAGACAGGATAGTAAAGAAGAAGAGTATTGAATACTTAGGAAGTACAGAAGTAGTAGAGACGAGACCAAAAGACCCGTTCATAAAATTATATTACAATATAAACGAAGTACTAATGGAAGAGTTTACTAGTTTAAGTGACTACGTATTATTCCATACATTAATACATTTTGTAAGGTATGATAACTGTAAATTAGCGTATGACAACGGAGTAGAGTTAAAACTAAAGAATATAATAGAAGAGAGTGGTCTTCCAAGCAGTACTTGTAGGAGAGCAGTAGATAAATTTGTAGATAGAGGACTACTTTATAAGGAAAAAACAACATATTATTGTAACCCATACGTATTTTGTAAAGGAAATCGAGTATATAAGAGTACATTAGAGAAGTTTAATAGTACTAAATATAAGAGATTTAATAGGAGTATAAGAACATTAGAAGAAAATTAAAAATATTTATATTTTTTTATTGACAATATAGACTGAATATACTATAATCAATATAGAAAAAGTATTTTCACTGTGACGGCTTTATCTTTTGTGCCGTTGCTAAACGTTTCACAAGGAGTTAATAAATGAGACCTCGTTTGTTAACAGACATAGTACGCTTTTCTGGATATTTTTTCTTCGTGCTATGTCAAATATACTGCAGATTAGAGGAACGGTAGCCTCGCTAGGCTCATAACCTAGAGAAAACGGTTCAACTCCGTTATCTGCTCCCACGGCGAAAGCCGATGTAAACCATAAATGAGCATTAATAGTACGCTTCTAATTACTATTACCATTATTATTAACCGTGTGCATAAATGTAACATCATACATCACGGAGTTCTTCAACAGAGTTATCAGGTATAAGGATACTTTTACAAGGTGGCTTTATATGTGTAGTAATACATATATAGGAGTATTGAGATATATACAACTAAAGGAGAACGTGCAATATTTATTCGCTTAATAATGTACTAGAGTTGTCGCAGTCACAATAGACACTACCTGTGGTAGAATAACCCTAAATGCCATATTTTAGCAGATATGAGCCTCTTTAGGGAACGCTAAATAAGACTGTTTCTTGTGAAGTGCTAGAAATAGTACTATAAGACATAACTAGGTTAAAGTAGCCCAACCGAGAGAACAAATGGGAATTATAGGAATAGCATTATCCTTATACAAACATCTGAAAGACGGGTGGAATTTACGAGTAATCAGTCTCGTATGTGCTAGACAAGGGTAAGAAGCACTAGGTCGCTCCGAAATGCTCAGACTTACTCTCACATTTACACAATAATTAAGAAGAGTAGGTATTGTAAGGCGAAGGTCTAATAATATCTTTTTTTATATTTGAGGCTCGTCTAATTGGTAGGACACAGCACTTTGACTGCTGAAATAGTGGTTCGAACCCATTGCCTCGAGCCATAGCAGGAACTCCAACCTGCTAAGTGTATCATTCCATATTATAAAACTATACAAGTTGCATAAAGGAAACATCACCTCCTTTCTGGATATAGATATTAGTTGATTGGTTGCAGCCAAAACACAGAGTTTGTTCGTTTCCTCCTTTCAAACGAACGGAAAATCAAACTACATTATAGGGTTTTCGTATAGTTTTTCCCTATAATTTACCTGCTTCGGTAGCACAGGGGTAGTGCAACGGTCTTGTAAACCGTAGGTCGTGTGTTCAAATCACACTCGAAGCTCCAAATGCTGACACAGTATTTTCCTATATATACATATATTTGTCATAGTAGAGTTAAGCAAATTAACTCTACTTTTTTGACTTTATTAGGATAAAGTTGTATAATAAGGGTAAGAGGTAGAAAATATGAGAACTATGGGTATAGACAGTAGCACAACTGCTACAGGTTGGGCTGTTATCGAAGGAGATAGCATAGTTGCTTCTGGTATAATCAAGCCTAAAGGGAATACAGTTGAGAGAATAATAGAGATTTCTCAAGAATTATGTAGAATATATAGAGAGTATGAACCTGAAATAGTGAATATTGAAGATTTAAGTGTTACTAGGAACATGAAAACAATGAAAACACTAAGTGGGTTATTATACTCTATACTTACTAGCCTTTATAAGCAAGACGCAATAATGATACTCTTAAAACCAACACAATGGCGTAAAGGTAAGGTAGAAGGTAGGACAAGAGAACAGTTAAAACAGAGTGCGATACAGTATATTAAGCAAAAATATGGGTTATATGTCGAAGAAGACACAGCGGAGGCGATAATTATAGCCGAATGGGGGGAATAACGTGAAGATTATCAGATTTAAACCAAAAAGCGAGATTTTATTAGACTATTTGAAGAAAATAATAAAAGAGATAGAAGAAAATGAAATAGACAACCTTATGATATGTTATAAGGACAAGAAAAACAGACAAATGTGTACTGGATATTTCAATTTAGACCAAGGTCAGCGAATGGAATGTGTAGGGCATATGCAAGCGGATATAATGGATAGTATGGTAGCGGAAAACATTAACAAGTATATAGAGGTAATAGAGTTATGATAACACCTAAAAATATGATATATAGTGCTATGTATAATAAAGGAATTAAGTCTGTTACTGAACTTGTCAAAATAATGAATAAAGGAAGTAAGACTAAATTTGAGACAGCCAATACAAACGCTACTATAAACGGCACGCAAATCTATGCTCATTATATGAGAAGAATAGAAGAAATTTTAGGCTTCCCAGACAAGAGCCTATTAAATATGTATGAAACAACTACCGGCCCATTAAAAAATAGAGAATAAAGAGGTAATATATGGAGAACTATGAACAAGTCATAAATGAGTTCTGTAAGGCACTTTTAAATAGAAAACTAGAGCCAAAAATACATTATGAGATATGTTCTAATCTTTTTGACGCACTATATGTGCAGTTTGACTACTATTATAACGATAGTAATAAACTAGAAAAAGAGTTAAAGATAGTCAAAATATGTATAAATGTCTTAATATCTAATATAGAACGAAAACTAACAGAACCGAAACTTAACAACGAGTTAAGAGTAAAATATTATGAACTATACGAACAAGCATATAATCTAGCAGCAAGAAGGAGTTTTAAACACTTTTTACTAGCAATGGAGTTTAGAAAACGTAAGAAAGTATGGATACAAAGAGTAAATCTGTTTGAACCAATAATATATTATTTAAACAAAATAGCGTTAGATAATGATATAGCACTTATGAGGGCAAGTATGCCACCGGGATACGGTAAGTCATACATACTTACCAATTTTAATGCGTGGTTATATGGGATAGACTATGAACAAGCGGTAATGAGAATATCCTGTTCTGACCTACTTGTAAAACAGTTTGGAAGAGACGTTGTAGACTTGATAAAATCTGAAGAGTTTGGCAAAATATTCCCTTATTTCGCTACAGATAGGTTTTTCAAGAAGACAGAAGACGAGTTCCAATTTAGAGATAGTAGAGAAAGAAACTACTTGTGTATCACAAGAGATAGCCGTATCGTAGGTTTTAGAACTAACTACGTTATCGAAGACGATTTAATAGGTGGTACAGCAGAAGCAATGAGACCAGAACTACACAAGAGTATTATAAATAAACATACTACAGACTGGACTACAAGAAATAAAGACAAAAACTTAAAAGTAATAGCACTAGGAACAATGTTTAGCCCAGACGATAGTTTAAATTGGCTAAAAGAACAAGCAGAAAAATCTGGTACAATTCAAGAAAGTCCATTTAAGAAGTACGTTGAAGTGTATAAAAACAACGGAACAGGCAGACTAGAGATATTTATAACTATACCTGCTTTAGACGAAAACGATAAATCTACGTTAGAGAGCGAGTTCCCAACTCCTGCGTTCTTAAAGAAGAGAGAAGAACTGTTCTCAGATAAAAGTGGCGACGGTGTATATTTTTGGAACGCCGTATTTATGCAAACGCCTACATCTCCTACAGGCTTAGACTTTGGTTATGACGTACTAATAAAATATGACGAACTACCTAAACACGCAAACGGGGAGTTAAAGATGTCTAGTTATAATACTGCCTCTTTAGACCCTGCAAGAAAAGGCAAGAACTATGTATCTATGCCTATATTCAACACAGTAGAAGGCGTACACTACTTGATTGGGTGTATGTTTAGAAAAGAACCTATGACAGAACTATACGATGTCATAGTTGAAAAAATAATAAAATATAATATAAAAACACTCTATGTCGAGATAAATACCGACACATCTTTACCAACAGTACTAAGAGAAAGACTAAATAAAAAAGGAATTAGTTTTTGCAACATAGTAGAAGTTTATTCAGTAGACAATAAAGAACAAAGGATAAAAGATAATAAAGGACATGTTAAAAATACAGTTGCCTTCCCAGCAAGAAAGTTTTGGGGTAAAGACTTAGAACTAAAAGCGTTTATGGAACAATTAACTAGTTATAGTTTTGAACGTCCTAACAAATTCGATGACGCTATTGACGCTGTAGTAATCTACGTTATGCAGACTGCACCAAAATTCGCCCCAAACGCTATCCTAGAGATATACGATAGGGCTATGCTAGGGATATAATACTTGACATTTAACATAAATGATATTATAATAAAATTAAGAGGTAATATATGAAGGAATTTAGATGTCCTTATTGTAATAAATTACTATTTATGTTTGAAAAAGTACTACACATACAAATAAAATGTGATAGGTGCAAAAAAATAATAGAGTGTCTTGAACACGAACCTAAATAAAGAGGGTTTGTGTTCTTTTTATTGCAAAAGGGAGAGATTAGAATGAAAAATGCTTACACAGGTAGAAAAATGATAAAAATACCTATAGAAAATATAGATAAAATAAGTTTAGAAAAGTATCTACCAAAAATATTAGGTGTTTTCTTTGAAAATCAAAGCGAATTTGACGCATTAGACCTTTACTATAAAGGCGAACAAGATATACTAAAAAAAGAAAAAGTTGTAAGACCTACAATAAACAACGTAACTTTAGAGAACCACGCATTTGAAATGGTTGAGTTCTTAAAAGGATATATGGTAGGAAGACCTATAAAATATTCACAAGTAGTAACAGGTGCGTCAACAGACGATATAACAATGCTAAATACATATATGTTCGACCAGAACAAAGCCACTAAAGATACTACAATGCTAGAGAATATGGCTAAAGGTGGAGTAGGGTACTATATGGTACTACCTAAAAATTCTGATTATTACATAGATAAGAAGATATTTGGCAAAAGAGTTAATAGAACGTTGTTATATAATATAGATAAAGAAGCACCGTTTGAAATCTATTTACAAGACCCAAGAACTACATTTGTAGTACACTCAAGTTACATAGGAAACAAGAAACTATGTGGCGGTTGTATAACAAAAATTGGGGATAACGAACATAGATTAACAATATATGCACCGAACAAGATGTTTACAGCAGACTGTTCTAGCATAGCACCTTATAATATTAGAAACTTAAAAGAAGAGAGTTTAGACCTTCCATTCTGTCCAATAATAGAATATAAACTAAACGCGAGCAGAATAGGAATAATAGAAATCGTCAAATCTATGTTAGACACTTTAAATAAAATAAGTTCTAACCAAATGGACGATATAGAGCAATTTGTAAATAGCGTAATGGTATTTACAAACCAAGATATAGACAAAGAAAAATTCACTGAACTATTAGAACTAGGAGCAGTAAACATTAAGAGTATAAGTCCACAGTTCCCTGCTGACGTGAAATTGTTATCGCAATCATTAAATCATACAGACATAAATTCATATTATGAAAGAATATATACTAAGATGTTAGGAATAGTTGCGATACCAAAACAAGGCGATAGAGCAACAAGCGGTGGAGATACAGGTCAAGCAAGACTACTTGGCGAAGGCTGGACACTTGCAGACCAAAGAGCAATGACATATCAAAATATGATAACAGAGAGTGAAAGAGAACTTTTAGCAATAATACTTTACATCTGTAGAAACACTCCAGAATGTAAGATTAACGAGTTATATCCAAGTGATATAGAAGTTAAGTTCAGCAGAAGTAAATCTGATAATATGCTTGTTAAATCACAAGTTATATTAAATCTACAAACTGCACAAATACCAGAAGAGATAATTGCTCAAGTTTGTGAATTGTTCGACGCACCACTTGAAGTATCAGAGGCTTGGAAGAAAAACATTGAGGAGCAAGAACAAAAACAATTAGAAATGTTCAACGCAACAAATATGAACAACAATGACGAAGATAAAGCACAGAACAATATGGATAATAGGGTTAAAACGTCCGAGAAAGATAAGAAGGGCGAATAACAAATATGTCAGGTAATTAGACGTTAAACAGTTACGATAACCTGTGGAGTGAACCACCAAAAACTCGGTTGTCGAAAGGAGTTATTATGAATGAAGTACTAAAAGAATTGATGGGCGACAGTTTTAAAGAAGACTTAACAGCCGAAGAAATCTCAACTTTCTTTGAAAACAGTGTAGCGAAAAGTGGAAAATATGTACCACTAGACAAATACACAAGTCTTGAGAAAAAAGCAAAAACTATAGAAAGCCTACAAAAAGAATTAGATACTTACAAATCTGCTCAATTAACAGAGCAAGAAAAATTACAACAAGCATTGGAAACAATGCAAAATAGCAATAAAGATTTGCAAAAGAGATTGTGTAAGAAAAGTGTTGAGAAAGTTCTTACAGAAGGTGGTCTTACTGAAGAAGACTACAAAGACATAATAGACAGTCTAGTCCTTGAAGACGAAGACAAATCTACACAATTGGCTCAAAATCTAGTAAAAACATTTAACGCTAGAATAGAAGCCGAAGTTAAAGCAAAAATGGCTGAGAAACTTGCAGGAGCAGGTAAAAAGCCACAAGGTGCTGAAGGTACTGAAATAACTAAGGAGCAATTTAATAAAATGACATATACTCAACAAATTAAATTGGCAGAAACAAACCCTGAGTTATACAAGAACCTAAGCGAAAATTAATTGAAATTAGGAGGAATTTAAAATGGCACAATTTGACGCAAAAACATTTAATGCCGAAGTATTTGGTAGATATATTGATAGAATACCAAATTTAAAAAGAAATGAATTATTAAAATCTGGAGTTCTTAATGTAAGAAACGACCTTAAATCTATGTTGAAAGACCAAACTGGTGGTAACTACATCACTATCCCTATCAAAGGTCTATTAGACGGAGAAGCACTAAACTATGACGGAGAAACTGATATAACTGCTACATCTACAAAGACTTATACACAATCAATGGTAGTTGTAGGTAGAGCAAAAGCATGGACAGAAAAAGACTTCTCATTCGATATAACAGGAGAAGACTTTATGGATAACGTTGCTGCACAAGTAAGCGAATATTGGCAAGAAGTAGACCAAGATACAATGTTAGCAATACTTGCAGGTATCTTCTCTATGACAGGTAAAGGAAACGTTGATTTCGTAGAAGGACACACTTACGATATATCAGACGCAGACACTTCTGTTGACCCAGACGCTCAAAAAGTTGGAGCAACAACTCTAAACAATGCAATGCAAAAAGCAAGCGGAGACAACAAAGCAACATTCACATTGGCTATAATGCACTCTGCAGTAGCAACAAACCTAGAGAACTTAAACCTATTACAATACTTAAAATACACTGACGAAGCAGGTATAACTAGAGATTTAGGTATCGCTACTTGGAACGGAAGAATAGTTATCATAGACGATAGCATGCCAGTAGAAGAGGGAGTTTACACAACTTACGTATTAGGAAGAGACGCTTTCGAGTATTGTGATTGTGGTGCTAAAGTACCTTATGAAATGGCTAGAGACCCTAAAACAAATGGTGGAGCAGATACTCTTTACACTAGACAAAGAAAATTATTTGCACCAAAGGGTATATCATTTACTAAGGCTGCTATGGCTAGTCTTTCTCCAACAAACGCTGAACTTGAAAACGGTTCAAACTGGGAACTAGTACATGACGGTGCTGCTGAAAACAGAACATACATCAACCACAAAGCAATATCTATCGCAAGAATAGAAAGCCGTGGATAGTAACAGGTAAATAATATAAAGGCGGTGTAAATATGGGTTACGCAGAATATAAGGAATATGTAAAAAGTAAATTTCCAGGTATGTGGAAAGACATAGATTTCTTATTCGCTAGTGCGGAGACAATCTATATGAATAGTACATCGCCTTTTGACTTATCTGCAAAGTTTGACGAGAACAATGCAAGAGCCACAAATTGGGTAACGAGAGCAGTCATGAAACTGTGTGAAAACGGAGAAATAGACATTCTCTCTTATTCTGAAAACGGCTTATCTATAGCAATAGGGGCTAACTTAATGTCAGAACTTACTTGTAAAGCAGGTGTTCCACAATGATTAAATTAGGGTGGAAAAAACAACTATATATTGCTACAAGAGTAGGCGTTAAGACAGACGATTATGGAAACGATATTGCGACATACAACAAACCTGAACCATATATGTTTAACTATCAACCTGCTACAGGTCAATTAGAGATAGCATTATATGGCGAGAAGGTTACTAGTATGTATAAAGCAGTAATACCATATAACATATACGCAGATAAGTTCAAAGAGGGAGATGTAGCCTATTTATCTGGAGCAACCCCAAACGGCGAATTTGAAAATGGCGATAATGCTAATTATGTAATAACGAGCGTTATGCCACAAAATAAAGCAATAATATTATACTTTGAAAAGATAATAAAATAGAAAAAAGGAGGTCATATCAAATGACAACTAAATTTATATCAATGCAAGAAATATCTATAAGACCTCAAAATGATACAGAGAAAATAATGCTTGACAACATAAGTGCAATGCTTATGAGTGGTAAGAAACCCTTTGTAAAATTTGAAGGTACGGATATGATACTAGAGATAAAATCTGAAAAATAGGAGGAATAGAAATGAAAGTAATTAAAGACAAAGTAATTAAAGATATAAAGAACGAAAAAGACTTAGGCGATTACTTAGACGCAGGCTGGAAAATATATCAAGAAGTTAAGAAGTCAGAAGACAAATTGTTTATTGGCAGAGAAAAATAATGAAGATATTTAAGGCTGAACTTTCTACGAGTTCTTTAGACGCTTTGGTTAAAAAGTTAGAAAACTATCCTAAAGAGTTGGAAAATTCTTTAATTTCTATAAACCAAGAAATTGCTAATAGGGTATATGAACTTGTAATGGTAAAAGTTCCCCACGCCAATTCTACTGGAGACTTAATGTCTAGTATAAAAAAAGAAGTAACGAAAGAGTTTGCTCGAGTATATACAGACAACCCACACGCTGCATTTGCAGAGTATGGAATAGGGGTAATAGGTGCAGACAACCCACACCCTGAGGCTTCTGTTCAAGGTTGGCAATACGATGTTAATAAACACGGTAGAAAAGGGTGGTACTACAATAAAGGAACAAGGGAAAACCCAGACATTTATTGGACGGCAGGTTATGCAGGTGTTCAATATATGTATAAAACGTATATTGACATACAACCAGAACTTGAACCGCTTGTAGACAAAGTATTGAAACAAAGGGGGCTTATTTAATGAGAATGAACATTGATGTATATACATACATTTATACAAAACTCAAAGAACACTTACAAGGAAGTTTAGACGGATATGGTATAGAAATAACAAAGATGTCTAAACAAGAAGCGGAGAGATTTCCGTTAGTAGTATTTACAGAGACAGATAACGTTTTAGAGTTCTCCACATTAAACAGAGAAGAAACGCACTCTAAACTGTATTACGAAATAAACATATACACTAGAGATAAAGTAATAAATGGAGAAAAGTGTTATGCTATGGAGATAGCCAGGGAAATATCTATGGAAGTAGATAATCTACTAAATAGAAAATATCACATGGAAAGAATATCTTGTAGCCCAACACCGAACTTAGACAACTCTATCTATAGAATAACAATGAGATATTCCGTAGGTCTTAATGATAATAGAGTAAAATTCATATAAAGGAGAGAAATTGAAATGATAGTAAAAAACATTGACGATACAAGAGCAATGACAGACATTGGCTCTGCTATATTCGTAAAAAGAAATGGAGCAACTAAATATTCATTATGGTTAGCAACAACTAACATACCTGCTACTGGTTCTGCTCCAGAACAAGTAGAAACTACTGTAAACACATCAAGAGCAAAAACTTATACTTATGGTAGACAAGACACTCCACAAAAGGAATGTACTTTTATGGCTCACAGAGACAACTTCGAGATACTAAAAGGAGATTACAACAAACAACTTGATTTCTTACAAGTTAACCCAGACGGTACTGGTTGGAAATTCTCTGGTTTCGTATCTTTCTATCAAGACGAAATTTCTGTTGGTTCTAACTTAACTGGTAAAGCAGTAATCACTGTATCTACAAGAGAAGATTTACCAACAATAAACGTAGTAGATATTATAGAAGAGACTGTAACATTCATATCTAGCGTACCTGCAGACGTTCAACTTGAAGGTACAGCAACAAGCGTAATAAACGTTGTAACTGACCCTGCTGACGCAACATTAACTGTTGTAAGCGACACAGAAGGTGTAGCAACTGCTGAAGTATCTGACAAGACTATAACTATAAAAGGTGTAGCAAAAGGTTCTGCAATAATCAAAGTTACTGCTAAGAAAGACGAATGTGCTGACGGTGTAACACACATATTAGTAAGAGTAGTGTAGGGGTTCTTCCTACACTCTCAAATTAAGTTTAAGCGACTTTTAATATGTTAAGCATATAAAAGTATGGCTCATATATAAAAATTCATTAAAATCTAAATACAGAAGTATTAGAAGAAAGAGGGAATAAAAATGGAAACAAAATTAGAGATAAATGGTAAAGAGTATATATTTACAGCAAATAGAAAAGTTGCGTGCTTACTTGCTAATGTGCAACAAGACGAAAATATGTTAGACGATGTATTTTACGCATTGTTAAAGAAAGAACATAATCTATCGAGAGAAGAAGTTTCTGCGTTATTAGACAAAGCGGAAGAAGAATACGGAGTATCTCAACTGATTGAGTTTGTAGGAGCAGTAGCAGAAGAAGTTTTTACCCAAGCGGAAGAGAAACCATACAAGAAAATAGAGTTTTTGAGCCGCAAGAAAAAATAAATATAGAAAATTACTTTTATAACGAGTTGCTACCAGTTGCTTTGCAATGTGGTATGACTTTAGACCAATTTTGGTATGACGAGCCACGCTTACTTGATGTTTATGTTAAAAAGAGGGAATTGGAACTCGATAGCATAAATTTTGAGGCGTGGCTTATCGGCTTATATAACCATTATGGAGTAACAGTAGCACTCGCTAATGCTTTTTCAGACAAGAGTAGTAAAAAGAGTACATACTTCGAGAAACCATTAGAAGTGTTTGAGAGTAGTTATAAGACTACCAAACAAGAAGAGAAAAAGGACAATAGTTATAGAAAACAATACAACTATTGGGCTAAATTAGGTAAGAAAGGAGTATGAGTTAATTGAGTGACAAAAGGATAGGCATAGAGATACAGACAAACGCCAAAAGTGCTAAAACAGAGATAAACAACGTGTCTACTGCCATTAAAAGTATGACTGCTAATTTGAAGAAAACAGGCTATTCAATCACTAACATAAGAATATTGAAAAACGGTATGGGCGAATACAAAAAAGCAGTTATTACAGCAAAAAATGGAACAGAGACACTTAGGCAAACTATTAACAAACTAGGGAAAACAACAGGCATACAAACGGTAACTAAGCAAGCACAAAGTGCAAAAAGTGCGATTTCTCAAATGTTCAACTTTGGAAAATTATACGCTTTTTGGAACACAACTGCTAGAATTAGAACTGCTATAAAAAATATGGTTGTTAGTGCTATAGACTTCGTAGAAACAACAAACAAGTTTGAAGTATCTATGGGTAAAATGGAAGATAGTGCATATAAGTTTATTGACACTGTGTCTGAAAAATTTGGTCTTGCAAAAGAACAACTTATGAATTACCAATCTACATACAACAACATAATGAAGAGTTTATCTGGAATAACAGACGAAACAGCATATAAAATATCAGAGAGTATTACTAAAATGGCTATAGACTATGCCTCTTTATATAACGTATCAACAGAAGAAAGTATGACGAAGTTCCAATCTGCACTTGTAGGTTCAGTAAGACCTATTAGAAGCGAGAGTGGATACGATATAACAGAAACAACTATAGGAGAAAAGGCTAAAGAACTAGGCGTAACGAAAGCGGTTAGACAATTAAGCCAAATGGAGAAAAGACTTTTAAGAATTATGGTTCTCATGGACCAAATGAAACAAACAGGAGCAATGGGCGACTTTGCTAGAACTATAGAACAACCTGCTAACCAACTTAAAGTTTTACAAAACCAACTTAAAGAGTTAGGAGTATGGCTAGGAAATGTATTCTTAGGAACTCTTGGAAAAATATTACCATATGTAAATGGTTTTGTAATGGCTCTAAAGGAAATGGCTAAACTATTAGCAATTTTTGTAGGATATGTAAATGTAGGCAGTATAGCAGACCCGTTACAAGACGCAAGTGATAGCACTGAAGATATGGCAGACAATTTAGGAAGTGCTGTAGGAAGTGCTAAGGAACTAAGAAAAACGCTTATGGGCTTTGACGTTCTTAACGTAATAACTACACCAAAACAATCAAGTGGTGGTAGTGGTGTAGACACTAGTGTAGACCCTAAGATACTAGCGGCTTTAAAGCAATATGACAACTTAATGGATAACGTAAGAATGAAAGCAATCGAAATAAGAAACAAAATACTAGAGTGGTTAGGCTTTACATGGGACTTAGACGAAGCGGGAAATATGGTAAACTTAAGACTTAAAGACGGATATACAAATCTTGAAAAGATAATCGACTTGTTAAAAGCCGCTGGAATAGTAATAGCAGTATTGTTTGGGCTTAAAATATTAGATAGCATAACAAAAATAATATTGGCATTTAGTTCGCTTGCTGGCTTCAAAACGTTATTCCCAGCATTAGGGCAAGTAATAGAAGGCGCATTAACAAAAATTAAAACACTAATATTAAGTATAGGCGTAGACAAGTTTATGACTATTGTTACGAAAGCCGCAGGTGTTGTAGCAGGAATAGCAATCACAATAAAAGGCGTATGGGGCTATGTGCAAGAACTAAAAAAAGGAATAGTAGACATTGATACTGCTATGGGGCATGTTATAGAAATTATAGGTGGAATAGCATTGGCTGTAGGAGTTGTGTTTGGTTTTATACCAGCGCTAATAG